TCAGCGTCTGGTTCGCGTTGATCGTCAGCTTCCGGAGGCGTCGCACGCCGTCGGGGTAGGTCGCCTCGTCCCAGGTCGTAGCCCCCGAGATCGTGACGTCCGTCGTAGAGGCGTTGTTGTAGGGGTACGACAACCCCGCCCAGCCGAAGAGAGAATCAGGTCCCACACCGCCTCCTATGTCGGAGAGCGTCGCGAGTTGGACGTAGGCGCTCCCGCTGATCGAAATTTTCGGTTTGGAGTCGGCGGAGTCGAGGACGACGGACGCCGTCCCGGATGGAGCTACCGTCGGCGAGGCCTGCGGCTCGAGGTGAAGTCCCTGCTGCCCGCTGTTGGTGGCCTTCGTCTCGGCCACCGTGTAGGACTGCTCAAAATGCCAGTGGATCCCGCTCATCGGCGACGTCAGCGCCGGGTTCGTGCCGTTGTAGGCCAGGACGACGACGTAGCGTTCGTACTCCGTCAGCCCCGTCGAAGGGTCGAAGGTCACGATCGGATCTCCGGGGAACTGGACCGGGCGCGACTTCGTCGGCATCGAGGCGCGTGGGATCGTGACGAGGAGTTTCCCAATGTGCGGCGTCCCGCTCGGATCGACGTACTCGTGGATGTTCCAGCCGCCGACGACGGGCGAGAGCGACGACCTGAAGAATCGAACCTCGGAAACGTCCTTCGCGGTCGTTGTGTTGACGAATTGGATCTTGTACCAGCGGTGCGACTCGTTCCCCTCCGGCCAGGCGTAGTCGATGAACGAGTCCGTCCCCCACGTCATGAAGTACTTGTAGTTCCCGCCGGAGGAGAGGTTCGACCAGGTCGAGCCGTCGTCCGAGTAGAGAAGCTGCGTCACGCTGACCTGCGTCGTGTCGACCGCGCCGGTGAAGTCCACCCGAAAGCGGTTGATGTACGTCGGAGGGGCAGCGCCGAGGTCGACGATGAGCGAGGCCGCCCCCGCCGGGATCGTGAAGGCCCGGACGTTCAGGATGCCGTCGTTGATCTTCGCGGCGTCCCAGTTCGTGATCGACCCGGAGTAGGACCACGAAGCTCCGACGGTGAGATCCGGGTCGAGGCTCCAGTCGAGCGGCCCTTCGAACCAGAAGTAGGGGTCGAGGTACGTCGAGTCCCAGATGAAGTCGACGTCGGCCGGGGCCGCGAACGGATCCGGAAGCGTCGTCGAGGGCGGCGTGTCCGTCGTGTAGGTGGACGTGCTGTACGCGTTGGCGTCGTACTCTTCGAACGTCACCGCGAAAGACCCGTCCCCGACCGGCTGGACCTCCTTGACGATCGCTCCCTGGGCGTTCAGCCGATACGTCGGGGACGACTTCCCGTAGGGAGTCCCCCGATTCGTGATCGTGACGTAGTCCCCGCGCCGGAGCTGCTCGGCCATTGGTGAGACGACGGCGCTAATCATCAGGGAGGCGAAGTTCTCTCTCCGGAGCAGGTAGAGCGCGTGCCGCTGCGCCATCTTCGCCGACGTGATGCCGGGGCAGGGATGGGACCCGGTGACGGGGTCCTCCGTCCCGGCCGCCACCTCGGCCGTCTCGGCCGTGGCCGTGTCGGTGATGTAGTCCTTCGTCGGATTCGTCCACTCGACGGTGACGCGGGTCGGCGTGTCGACGGAACTCTTCCGCTGAATCACGACGTTCTTCAGATGGCCATCCGTCAGGGCGACCGGGCTCGAAAGGGTCTTGTCCGGAGCGAAGACGTAGACGCCCTGGTCGGGATAGATCTCCATGCCGCAGTGCGCCTGGACGTTCTGGAGCCACGCCTGAAGCGTCGACTCAGTCGTGATCGCGAGGCAGAGGGTGTACCGCTTCTCGGAGTCGATCGTCGCGTCGAAGTACGTCGCCGCGTCGTCGACGCTCGTGTCGTCGAAGTCGGCCGTGACGAGAGTCCCGAGCCGGGTCATCAGGTCGCGTGCGATCAACGCCGGGTTGTCCGAATACTTCGTGTTCGTGTCCCGCGGGTCGTAGACGAGGAGGCCCTGGATGATGGCGAGGACGCTCGGGAGGGCCGACCAGGGGGCCTTGCCGAAGATCCGGAGCGCGAGATAGGAGAGCCCGGGGTGCGTTTGCGTGTACCCGGCGAGCGCGAGGATCGGGGAGACGGTCTGCGCGTAGGCCCCGTCATGGAGGTCGTACTTGATCCAGCCCTTCGTGACGCAGGTCGTCAGCGTGTTCCCGTCGAGCGTGACGTTCGCGGCCGTCAGCGAGTAGACGGGCCCCTCGCAGAGGGCGAAGCCGAGGATCAGGGTCCCCTGATAGCTCGAGGCGTAGAAGAGCCGGCCTCCGACGCGCTGCTGCCCGTAGACGAGCGGGATCGGACCGTCCGCTGCGCTGCACGTCGTCTCGCGGGTGGACTGACGGTGGTCAATGTTCCCTGGGTTTCCAGGAGCACCGAACGCTGCCTGAGACAGGGTAAATTCGTCCGGCACGTCAGGGGACCTCAATCAATGGGACGCTGATCTCGTAGAAGGACGCCGCTTTCGTGACGACTTCGAGGTCGTCGGTCGCGAATTTCGCATTCCAGACCCGCCGGCCGAAGAAGGAGCAGGTCACGACGTCGCCCACGCTCGGGGCCGCGCTCAGGACGATCCGGTCTCTCCCGTCGGCCCCCGTGTCGCGCGTCCAACTCGCCCAGCCGACGTTCGAGCCGTTGACGTAGGCGAGCCGCGTCGCGTCCTGCTTAGCGTGATAGACGGGGAAGTCGAAGGTGGTGACGCCGCCGGACGTCTGGATCCCGACGAAGCAGAGGTTCCAAGCGATCCCCGGATCGGGCGAGGCGTCCCAGCCCTGCACGTCGTAGAAGCTGAACGATTCATAGCGTCCGCGGCGGTCCCGGTGGAATTCGATGATCGACTGAGTCAGCGTCGGCCAGGCGATCGTCCGGAAGTTCATGACGGCCGAGTGCAGCGGGAACTGGATCGCCGCTCGCGTGACGACGTTCTCGTTCCCGAACGGGCCGGCGTAGTACGTCTTGAAGCGCGGCTTCCACCTGTATGGCTCGAGGACCTGGGAGGCGAGGTCGGGGAAGAGGCTCACCGGAAGACCCCCCTCCGAGGTGGCGGGCCCGCCCGAGGAGAAGCTGGGAGCGGCCACTTCCCGTTCGTCCAGGAGAGGACCGTATTCGGATGCGGCAGGTTCCTGAACCCGCCAAAGCGGACCTGATTCGAGCCGCCGGTCCGGGCCCCGCAGTCGGCCCACGTCTTCAGGCAGCTCGTGTCCGCGCCTGCGTACCCGCAACGCAGATCCTTGAAGGCGTACGGGCAGTTCGCCTGCACCGTCCATCTCGGGACCGGCTTCCCGGCGAAGTTCACCCAAGGGCCGCACTTGAGCGTGGCCGTGTCCATCGCGAGAGAGACGCCCTCGATCCGCCCCCGGAACTTCTTCACGGTGGCCTGCACCGAGAACGTCGAGGGGTCGAGCCAGCATTCCCAGATGTTCACGAGCGTCCCGACGAGCCCCTTCGCGAGAGCGAGGTCGGCCGAGGCGATCGTGTCGTCGCCATCGGCAACAACGAGCGAGCAGGACGCCGCGTTGTACTGGTTCGCGGTCAGGCCCCTGACATCGACGGCGTAGGGGGACCAGGTCTGGGAGAGCGTGACGATGGCGCGGCCGAAGGTGGTCCACCGCCAAGGGCTCGCGACGAGGATCTCGACCAGGTAGGGGACAACCTGCTTCGCGTCCCCGGCGTGAGTCGTGACATAGGCGGGGAGAGCCGGCATCAGGCGAACCTCGACTGGAAGACAGAGGGGTTCTGACGAATCGAGGCCGCGATCGCGGACGCGGCCAGGGCAGCGGCCGCTGGAGTCCCGGCACGGCTTGCGGCGACCGCCGCCCTCGCGTCGTCGAGCGCGGCGGTGAAGTTAATGACGACGGCTGTCGAGGCCCGGATCGCCGCTTCGTTCGCCCTCACCGCGATCGTGCTGCTGTCCGTTGCCACGCTGAGACTCGCGAGCGGGTCGGACAGGCCCGTGAAGAGCCCCTTGACCCTGTCCATCGCGTCGGCGAGTTCGGTGTTCCGGGCGACCGTTTTTGCCGCTTCTGCGTCGAGCGCCGCGTTCGAGATGTTCCCCGCCTCGGTGAGGATCAGCTTCAGTTCGTCGAAAAGCGTCTGGCTCTTGGTGCTCCCCTGCCAGATGGAACTAACGTCACCGGAAATTTGGTTGAAAAGTAGCTTGATCTCCTCCGGCGTCGTGGCCAGCCTGAGCTTGGCCAGCGTCTGGGTCATGTCGGACCGATAGAACGCCGTCTTCTGTTTCGGGTCCATCATGTCGAGACTCATCGAGCGAATCTGAGTGTCGACGGACCCCGTGATCGACTTCTGGAGGTCGTAGAGGCTCTTCAGGTACTGGACCTGGCTCTGGTAGTACTGCTGGCCGAGCTGGAGGAGGTCCTGCGCCCGGTTGAGCTGCTCGTCCCCGGCGAAGAGGGAAAGCGAGCTGGCCAGGTCGATCAGGTTGCCGGCCCCCTCGCTAAAGCCAACGGAGGCCGGGGTGCCCGCCACCTTGTCGAATTCCTTGAAGATGTCGGTCGAAGACTTCCGGAAATCGGTCGTCAGGTCATTGAAGCCCTTGACGACCGTCACCATCTTCGTGAGCCACGCGATGAACTCGTCGGCGTCGCGGGTGTCGATCTGCTTGGCGATCTCGTCCAGCTTCGCCGCCGTGAAGCCGAGGTTCTTCATCATTCGCGTCAGCGGCGTGTCCCCCGCACCGCCGGTGAACTCGGGGATCCCCTGGAAGTTCTCTCCGACGCCGGGGATAGACGCGAACCCGCCGGTAGCCTGGCGGCCGAAGGCCATTGAGAGCATGGTCTTCGGGAAGAAGTTCTTCAGGTACTCGTCCCAGAGTTTCTGAGTGTCCTCGTTCGATCCCGTCCCGTACTTGATGCCAGTCGAGCGGAGAAACTCGTCCTGATTCGCACGTAGGAAGGAGACGAGGTCGGAGCCTTTCCCGCCGCCGGCCCGCATGATGTCCGAGAAACTCCCGAGCGTTTTCCCGTATTTCTGGAAGAGTTCCGCTCCTGCCTGCGTTTGGCCCGGACCGAGAATCTCCGTCCCCGCGAGGGTTTGCCACTGCTGGGTGGACTTCTTCAGGAGCGCGGAAATCCCGGCGGCGATCGCCATCACCACGACGGCGATGATGGCGCCGATGACGGTCACCGAGAGCCCGGAGAGGATGCCGGTGGCGAGTGCTGTGGTGAGTCCAGTAGCCCCGGCAATGATGCCCCCGGCAGCCCCGGCGAGACCGATCCACGGATTCCCCGTCGCCCCGTAACCGGCCATGCCGGCGGCGACAGAGGGGAGGACGTAGTCCGGGAGGCCGAATGAGCCGCCTCCCCCGAACGACGTCCCCGGCTGGAGCGGGCCCTGCGTCTCGCCCATCTGGAGCTGCCCGACGATCCACTTCTGAACCATCTTCGCGACCATGTCCGAGAACTCCCGGAGGATCGAGTTGAAGACGCCCTTCAGGATGTCAAGGAGCGAGCTGGCCTTGCCGGTGATGACGGCGTAGACGGAGTCGGAGAAGCCCTTCCCGATCGTGTCCCAGGCGGCGACGGCGAACTGAGCGACGATCTGGCCGTCGGTCTGGATGGTGGACTTGATCTTCCACCAGGCGGCGATGACCCCGTCCCTCATCGTGTTCGCGCTGGCGATTGCGCGGTTGGCGACGGTGTTCAGAGCGGCCTGGACGACGGCGACGCTATTCTCCCCGGCTTCGGTGGCCTTGTCGATGATGTCCTGGAAGTACCCCTCCCAATTCCCGCTGCGACGGTCGAGGACCATCTTCTCGTCGGCTTCCTCTCGCCGGCGGATCTCCGCTGTTTTCGCGATGAGCGCCTCGGCGATATCCGCCTCGTCCTGGGCGAAGGTGCCACGCGTCCTCGATTGCTCCCGGAGTTTCTCGGTGATCCTCTCGGCCTCGGCGATCTCCTTCTCTGCGGTGTCGTGAATCAGGTCCAGCTCGTCCGTACTCGACTTGCTCCGGAGCTTTGCAAGGTCCACGTTGTACTGAGCCGTGGCCTTCTGGGCGTTGTTGTACGCCTTCGTCGTTGCGTCGACGAACTCCTTCGACCACTTCTCCCCGTAAGTCGTGAGGTCCCGGAGGTCGTTCGCCCGCTGCGTAGACCAGATCAGCGCCTTCGCGTCGGCGACCTGTTGCTCGGAGACGACCCGCTTCCCGGCCTCCGTGAACTCCGTCTGCGTGACCTTCTGGATTTCCTCCTCGGCGTGCAGCCGGTTCTGCATGAGTTGCTTCTGGATGCCCTGGAGGCCGGCGAGGGAGTGCTCGCGGTCGAGCGACTCAAAGAGTTTGTCGAAGGCGGCCTGGAGTTTCCGGACTTCCTTGTCGTCGAAGGGCCCGGCGGCCTCCGAGGATGCCGCGCTCCCCGGAGCCGCCCCCGCCCAGATCGACTTGATTCGTGCTGCGGTCTGCGTCGCGATCTCGGCCGCACGGTCCGCCCCTTTGGCGGCGTTGTCCATCGCGTTCGCGAGGCCGCCCGTCATGACCGTGTAGAGCGTCGTGACGGCGTTCTGAATCTCGGACATCGCTCCGAGCAGGCCGACCCAGGCCGTCAGCACGATCTTCAGCGGCCCTGTGGCGAGGTTCAGGGCTTCGGTGATGGTTCCGAGGCCCTTCGCGACGTTGAGAAGAGTCGAGTCCGCGATGGAGGAGCGCCAGGCGTCGAGGAACTGCGCGACGGCGTTCGCGGCGTCTCGGATCGCGCCCCGGAAGCCTTCCGAAAGCATCAGGTCCCGGATCTCGATAAGAATCGCCTTGAGCGGCTCCCAGGCTTCCCCGATGTCCGAGAGAAGGGCGTCCCTGGCCGTCTTCTGCGCTTTTGTCAGAGTGCCCCACATTCTTTCCAGAATGCCCGCGGCACCGGTGGTGTCCTTCAAGCGCTCCGTTAAATCCTGCATCAAGGTCCCGGCCTGTTGCCAGCTTTGCAGGACCGGCCCGGTGATCTGGTACTTCTCGGCGAGCTCTCTGGCGCCAGGAGACGAAAGCAGTAGCTGGCCCGTCATTGCCGCCCTGGTGATGACCTCGGTTAACTTGGTCGAAGATGTCCCGGCCTGAGCTGCCACGACGGCGAGGCTCTGCGTCAGGCCGACGATCTGCGTGCTCGTGCCGCCCGCGAGAGCGCCGAGCTGTCGGTAGGTGGAGACCAGGTTCTCGGTCGACTCCCCGGTCTTTCCCGAGACCTGATCCAGCATCCGGAGAGTAGCCGCCCCCGTCTTCATCGCCTCGTCCCAGCCCTGCGTAGCGGCCGTGAGAGAGGCGAGCTGGAAGGCGAACTTTTCAGAGGCGGCGGCAGCTTCGAGGGTCTCTTTCCCGATTACGGCCAGGGCCCCGAGTGCTGCCGTGGCGGCCGTGATCTGCGGGAGGAGTTCTACGAACCCGGTGACGAGGGTCTTGACCCGGTCGCTGACGCTCTCGAGGATGCCCGAGAGGTTGTCTTCCCCGATGAGCTTTACTGCTACTTCGTAGTCGCTCACCGCTCAACCCCCGCTTTTCTTCTTGTCCTCCTCGGCTTTGTGCTTCTCGACCCAGGCGCGGAGACGCTCAGCTTCGGCAACCTGAAGGAGCCCGAGTATCTCCGCGTCGAGAGCGACATCCAGAGCAGCCGCGACGGTCGCCACCCCGGCGTAATCAAGCCCGGTCGCGCCGGCGGCGCCGATCCTCCACTGAGTCTGCGAGCGCCGCCAGAGAAAGAGCGCCTCGGTCGCTCGCGGGGAGAGTTCCTGGACGACGGAGCCGTCGTCGACTTCGTACTTGCAGCGGTCTCCGGTGAAAAAGCAGACGCGGCGCCCCCACCGCTGCTCGCCCGTGAAGCGGCATCGCTCGCACTCTTCCGGGTCGCGTTCCGCGGCGAGCCATTCACGGCGGAGCGCCTCCGTCAGTTTCCCGAGTCGGTCTTGAACCGTTCGTCGAGCTGCGTCTGGATCTTGCGGGACTCCGCGAGGACCCAGGGCGGGAGAAGGTCGGAACTGAGCATCAGCTCTTCTCGGTCCTTTGGCGTCGTCTCGACCAGCGATCCGTTGACCGACCGGCGCCAGTCGACGAGGACCTCGCGGCAGACGGCGAAGGCGAAGGCCATCAGCGTTTCCGAATCGTTGACCGCCCCCTCCCCCTGCTTCAGAACGTGCCCGTCCCGGCCGATCTTCTTCATGACGGAGAAGATCCGGCCGGGGGTGAGCGGCTCGATCGTGAACTGGTCCCCGTTCGGGTGAGTGATCTCCTTGGCCTTGTCGCTCATGTTCTCCTTCTTATTTGTAGGCTGTCAGCACCTGGTCGTTGATGATGATCGCGCGGAACGAAGTCACGTTTGTCACGTCGTAGACGCCGCGGAAAGTCGCGTCGACTTCGACGGGGCCGCCGTCCTTGATCGCCGCGGCCGTCTTCATGATGAAGATCCGGTCCAGGTCGAGTTCGAAGCTGTGGCCCCCTCCCATCGTCCACTTGAGCGAGAGTGCCGAAGCCGTGCCGGCCGTCAGGAGTGTGAGGACGGCCGTCGAATCGAGGACGAGCGTGAGGGTCCCGCTGATCTTCGCCTGTTGGGGGGTGAGGGATCCGCGGGCGCCGCCAGCCCCGGCGCGATAGTCGTCGGCGGCGAGGTTCAGGCCGATCTGGATCGAGCCCTTTTTGATGTAAGCGACGGCGGAGCCGCCGATTTTCACGTCGGCGGCGGCGAACTGGAGAAAGTCCTGCGGGGTGCCGAGGGAGCGCCAGTCGGTCGATGTCGTGAAGAGCGATGTCGTGTTCACGGCGACGTCGGCCGCCATCATGTCAAGGCTCCACTGCGTCAGGCCGACGGAGTCGAGCGGGATCGTCATCTGGTTGATCCGCGCGCCCTTCGCCAGCATGTAGCGCATCGAGCCGCCGATGTTCATCTGCTTTTCGATCTTGAAAGAGAGGGGAAGATAGGCCCCGAGCTTCGCCGTGTGCGTGTATGGCCCCGCGCCGGTCGTCACCTCGCCCTGCTCGCCGACGATTTGCCGGAAGAAGAGCGGGAGGAGTTGCTGGTTCGGGATGACGATGAGCGATCCGGCCGCCGCCTTCTTCCCGAATGTCGGGTCCGGCGCATTGAAGTCGCCGCGCAGCGTCGGGTTGTCGAGCAGGTCCTGCGTCGGCAAGATCGTCTCCTGGACGACGCCGATCTGATGGGCGTTGTACGCGCCGAGGAGCACCGTGCCGCAGGTCGCGCCGGAGCCCGAGCCGACCGGAGTGATCGTCGCTGTCGGAGCCGAGGCGTACCCGGCCCCTGCGTCCGTGATGTAGACCGCCGTGACGGCGTTCGCGACGCAGACGACGTACCCGGCCGCCACCCTCGTCGGCGTACCTCCGGAAAAGCCGACTGTCGCGCCGCTGGTATAGCCCGAGCCGCCGGCGGAGACCGGGACGTAGTTGACTCCGGCCGTCTTGGAGGGCTCGTTCCAGCCTCCCGGATTCTCCGTGTCGATCAGGACGGGTGAAAGTGCTCCGATAGCTGGATCAGGCATGGACGTGCTCCTTTCGCTCTACTGCCCCAAGACGAGGTCGAGCTTGAATGTGGCGACGGCGACGATCAGGCCGTCGGGCTGCTGTTCCGGATAGGCTTCCGACTCGAAAAAATACTTTCCGAAAGGCGACTGGCTGCTTTGGAGACCGTGGAGGCGGTCGCGGGCGTTCTCGAGGAGTTCGTAGAGCGCCGGGCGGCCCGAGACGGCGCCGCGGAGGTTGTCCAGGGCGAAGGCGAGCGCCCACTTCGTCGTCCCGAGGAACTGTCGCGAGCTGATGGAGTAGACCTGCCGAAGGTCGGTCCCGACGTGGATGATCCCGATTGCCGGCTTCTGAATCCCGTCGCGGTAGACGAGTTCCGTCGCGTTCAGAGACGGGGCGATCTTCATCGCGCCCGGAAGCCCCACGAGGGCGTTCGCGATCTCCGCTTCGCAGGCCGCGTACTTCCCGACGTCGCTCACGTGGCCTCCCGCGAGAGGAGCACGACCCAGCGACGCTTGATCTTTTCGAGAGCCTCAGTGCTCCAGAAGAGGAAGCGGCGCTGGGGGATCGTCACCTGCTTCTTCTTCACCCAGCCGACCGGCTTCATCCCGGTCGCGCCGCGGATGGGGAAGATCAGGTAGGGGACGTTTTTCGCTGTGATCGTGGCGCCGTACTGATGGACGCGGGCCGACTTCGACAGGGCGCCGAGGCCGGACGGGACGCCGACGACGAGTTCCCGGTCGGTCGCCGTGTACGTGATCGACTTGGACAGTCGTCCGGTGTCGAGGAGTGGCTTCCCGCCGGGCCGGAGGACGGGGTCCTTCCATCGGGGCCCTGGCGCACCGGAGTCTCGGAAGACCTGCGGGAGGACGCTCCGGACCATGATCTCGCCGGCTTCCGTCATCAGGTCTTTCGGGTTCTTCGCTCTGGACGCCATCGCGAGGAGGTCCTTCTGGAGGCGTTGGACGCCTGTCACTTCGACGCCCATCTCAGAGCCCGTCGTCCGTTGTGAAGGTGGGGCCGCCGAGGTTCGAGCCGAATGACCCGCTGATGTTCGAGGCGTCGGCCAGGAAGGCTCCGCGCGGCGCCCCCGCGGGGACCCCCGGAAGAGTCCCGTTGCCGTCCCTGACGTCCGTCAGGTACTTGAGCGTGGCCTTCCGGTCCTCTTTGGCCTCTTCGTAGGCCGAGACGATGAGGCGCCGGCCGAGCATGATCCACTTGGCGAGTCGGTTCGAATGGATCCGGAGGGAGGCGGCCGTCGTCGCGTCTCCGACGACCGGGATCGAGTAGCGGACGCCGAGGTAGGAGTCCATCTCGGCCGCCGTGTCAACGAGGACGCTCAGGAGGACGTCCGGGTCGACGTTGATCCCGGATTCGGCCGTCAGTTCCGCGAGGCGGGCGTCAGGGATGTGGGAAGCGAGGTCGGAGGAGGTGGAGTAGGCCGTGCCGATCCGCGCCACGGCCGCGGCGCCCGAGCCGCCCCCGCCGCCGCTGAAGGTCACGCTGGGGACCTGTGTATATCCGGTGCCGGGGTTCGTGATCACGATGGAGGAGACGACGGACCCGACGACGACGGCCGTCGCGGCAGCCCCAGAGCCGCCGCCGCCCCCGGTGAATCCGACGGTCGGGGCGGCCGTGTAGCCGCTGCCGCGGGTTGTCAGGACGAGGACGATGACGCCGGCCATCAGACGGCCTCTCCCGCGGGGGTAGTGGGGAGTTCAATGTGCGGCCAGTCCGGCTTGCCCCAGCCCCCGCCCGAGACGAGGCCGACCTTTTCAGCGAGGGAGACCAGCGGTCGAAAGCGCCCGATGTCGTTGTAGTCGACGATCACCTTGAGGGGGCCCTCCGGCCCGTCCGGGTCGATCGCCGGGACGACGTCGATCGCCTGGGACGGAAACCGCGTGTGCCGACTCCGGAGGGTCCAGGTGACCTTCTCGTTCTGCTCCGGGGAGATCGGCGGGAGGCCGACCGCCGCGCGCTTCGCGTTGACGGCGTCAAGCCCCTCGCGGCCCTGCGCGTAGAGCGCCTGCTGCTCGGCCGGAGTTCGGTAGGTGCAGGTGATCTGAAGAAACCACGGGAAAAAGCGGTGCGAGTACGTCTCCTGCAAGAGCAGGAACTTCTCGGCGAGGATCGGATCGCAGTCGACGAGCGAGCGGGAGGCCATCAGCGCTTCCTCGGCGGCGGGGCTTCGACGTTGAAGCGGCCCTGGTTCGCGATGACGGTCAACATCTCGTGGATGCCGGTCACGGCCGTCTTAACTTCGGCGAGTTGTCTCAGGATCTCGGAACGTTCCTTTTCGGCCGACAGAAGCGCGAGTGCGTGAGCTGCCGGGTCGGTGTTGTGGTGCTTGATCCCTCCCGAGACGTGCTGGCTGATCCGGGCGTCGAACGCCCAGACGTTGATCGCGACCTGACTCGAGGTGGCGGCCCCGAAGAGGACGAGAGCCCACGCCATGAGCTGCCTCTTCGTGAAGTAGACCCCTGGCTCGCACTCCCGCCGATCGTGCGAGACACCGAGAGCGTGGCCGTCGTCGAGCTTCACGGCTTTACTGCCTCTTTCGCTGTGTCGTCGGTTGGGGCGATCGGTTCCTGGATGCCGACCTTCTTCGAGAGCGACCAGAAGTTCAGGGCGAGCGGCATACAGAACCCGAGAACGAACCGGGCCGCGCGCGGCATCTCGTGGTAGACGGGCCAGGCCCACTTGATCGCGTTGCAGGTGAACGTCGCGACCACGAACACGACGAGCGCCCAGCCGATCAGAGACGGGTGCGTCGCGATGAAGTTCACGGCCCACTCGCTGATCCCATGGCCGACGGCCGCAATTTCGTTCACGGTCCCGCCTTCGGCTGTTCGGCGATCTCAGGAACCTTGATCGAGAAGTGGTCAGCGATGTCCTGTGCCGTCAGGTGCCCGCTCTTGTGGAGGATCTGAATGACTTCGCCGATGAGTTGGGGGACGGCAGCGACGAGAGCGGCACCGGCCGGTGTCGCGAGGAAAGCGAGAAAGCCCAAGTCATGCTCCCTTCAGCCTCTTCCGGGCGTCGAACCGTTTTTTCGCGTCGTATGAACATCGGCGACAACCTCGCCCGCCAGACAGGCGATAACAAGTGTTGGGTTCATCGAAAGCATGCCCGTGCTTACAGTGCGTTAGCCGCTTCTTCTTTTGCCAATTGACAATTGGGCTGCGGCTCAGGTTTTCGGCCCTCGTCACGGGTTCAAGATGAGCCGGGTTCACGCACGAGCGCTGCCGGCAAAGATGATCGAGTCCCAGTCCGTTAGGGACAGGGCCCTTGAATCTTTCGTAGAACAAGCGATGGGCCCGAACCTGATGCCCGGCTCTGTCATAAGCGCAGCCGTAGCCGGTGCCGTTTACGCCACCGAGCCAGAGCCAGCAACCCGTATTCGGCTCCGGGACATACCGCTCGTGCCACGGTTCGGTCGGCATCACGGCGCGCCCTTCAGGGTCGCGATGAAAGCGACCAGGTCGTCCGCGAGCTGCTTGACCGGCGCCGCGTAGACGGTCGCGTCCGTCACCGTGGAGACGGCCAGGCCGTCGACGGCGACCTTGTCGGCCGCGAGGTACTGCTGTCGGAGCTGGATGGCCTTGAGCCGCGCCGGCTCGGAGACTTTCCCTTCGGCGATCAGGCCGTTGAAGACGGTGACGGCCGCGGCGACACTCGCCCGCGTGACGTCGAGGATCTGGAGCGCCTGTTTGTTCGGGGGGTTCGACTTGAAGGTGGCGCAGGAGACGACGAGAAGGACGGGGACGAGGATCGAAGCGAAAAAGCGCCGGCGGTTACGGGGAAGGAGGTACTCACCCCGACGACTGGCAGGGAAATCGGAGGAAGCCCGCACCGCCGGCAGGGGGTAACTCTGTCGGTCAGACATCGTCGGTCTTCTCGGGAGCCGTCGACGCCGCGACCCCTTCGACCGGCTCGACGACCTTCGCGTTGATGAGGTCCCTGAGATGGAAGCCGAAGACACCCCCGTCCACGACGAGGTCCTTGCCGGGCGTCGGTTCCCAGACCTGGCTTCCCATTTCGATCCGGTCTTTGACGAGAACGAGCATGGGTTCTCCGTTCGGGAAAGGGCGGGAGCTCGCAACCCCCGCCCGTTCAGGATCAGAAGGCGGCCGTCGCGTTCTTCCAGAGGTAGCCGGCAGACTTGTTGAGCTGCACGGTCTTCCAGCAGTTCGAGAACTTCTGCACCATCGAGCCCTTCGGCCCGAGCCGCTCGTCGCGGTACGTGTAGAAGTAGGGGAAGACTTCCGTGATCACGTTCATCATGAATTGCTGGGACATGATCGAGCCCGTCGGAGCGGCCAGAAGGCCCGCATCCTGGAGCCACATGTCAGCGCGAGCGCCGGCCGTAAGGTAGCCGGCGCCGCCGACGACGATGTTGCAGCCGAAGAGGCCGGTGAGCGTGTCCATTGATGCGACGCCGCCGGGGGCTGTTTTGCCGCCGAGGCCCGCGTACTGGATGGCGCTCTTGACGTCGGGGTGAGTGATCAGCGCGGCGATGACGTCGGGCCCACACCAGAAGTTGAAGGTGTTCGCGCCCACGGCCTTCCGGAGCTTTGACATCTTCTGGCGGACCTCGTCGATCGGATGGCCGGTGTAAGAGGTCGTGTGGTCCGACCACTGATACGTGGTCGCGAGCGTCTGGTAGAAGCCGGAGGTGTAGGAGCCGGTGCCAGCCGTCCCGAGGATCGTCTCGAACGCCTGTTCCTTCTCGTTGTTCATCTGCGATTCTTGGACGGTCGCGAGCTCCTTGTCGAAGCCGAACGGGAGGGTGGACGCAGCCTGCGCCTCGAGGTCGTCGACGACGGTCTCGTTCGCGTGCAGGTCCACGCGGACCGTGCTCCAGGAGATCTTGATGTCGAGCCGCTTCGCGGCCGATCCGAAGTTGATCAGCGTGTTGAGCTGGTCGAACTTCTCGAGGCCCGCGTTCGGGTAGTCGGCCTTCAGGTCGAGGCCGCCGACAAACGGCGGGAAGAGCAAGTCGACGATGTGCGGCGCCTGGGTGTAGCCGAGCGCCATCGGGAGGACAGTCTTTGATGCGGGCTGGAAGTCCGTCACCGGGCCGAAGCGCTGGAGGTACTCGGATTCGGGGACTCGCTTCATGAGCCGCTCGCGCATGAACTTGGCGAGGCCGGGGTCGACCTCGGTCATCGGGGCGGGCTTGAAGCGCTTGCCGAGCTTTGCGAACCGCTCGGCGGCTTCGTTGAGGATGGCGTCGGGGATGCGGCCGACCTCTGCGTCGCGGATGTTGGTGTTCATGGTCGGCTCCTTACAGGCTCGGCGACCAGGTGAAGGCCACAGCCGCGCCAGAGGCCGCGGTCGCTGCCTGCCCGATGGTGTTCAGGGTCTTCGTGGTGACGGTCGCCTCGGGCGCGATCTGGCCGGCGGCTGCCGACTTCAGGAAGTCGCCCTTCGCGATCGCGGCGCTCGCCGTTCCCTCGCAGACCGGATTGAAGATCGAGTGGACGGTCGCCGTCGCCGCGATGGCGTAGTCGTCGACGACGTAGCCGATGGCCGTGCCGCCCACGCCGCAGGCGACGATTGTGCCGGACGTGTCGTAGGTGACGAGGAGGGGGCCGTTCGTGTGGCCGTTGATCGCGGCAGCGCCGACGACAGCGGTGAAGGTCGGCCCTTCGGTGGTCCCTTTGAGAGCCATGTTAGTTCTCCTTCCCCTTGGGCGCGCCGTCGCCGTCCGGCTTCGTCCGCAGGTAGTCGACGACGTCGGCCAGCGGGACGCCCGTCGTCGCCGAGAGCTGAGCGGCGTGCGTCATGAGGAGCGCGCCCTCTTCGGCCGGGTCCTTCGTGTCGAGGTTCGTGTCGCTTCGGTCGATCGGGAGCGTCCGCACAGGCGCGACGACCTTGAGAGCGGGGAGGACGACCTTCTCGAAGCTCTCGGGGTCGATCGCAGCCAGCGCCGCGAACTTCTCGCGGTCGGCCTTGATGATCTTCCCCTCGCGCGCGCCGCGGTCGACGAGAGCGGCGACCCGCTTCTCCTTCGCCTCGGCGGCGAAGCGCTCCGTGACGACCTTCTCGGCGGTAGCCTTCGCGGCGGCGGCGAACTGCTCGATGAAGATCGGGCCGAGCTGGGCGGCGACCGTCTTGGCCACTGCGGCCAGGGCCGCGTCGGGCTCCGGCTTCGCGGTCAGTTTCTCGGTGCCGTTGCAGGGGCACTCCGTCGAGCACGTCCCCTTGCCGTGGTCGTTGTGGCCGCCGCCCCCGCCCGCCGTCTTCGCGGCGAGCTTGGTCTCGAGGTCCGTGACCTTGGCGGTCAGGGCCGTCGTGGCCTTGCTGATGTCGTCCTCGCTCGCGGTTTCCGCGAGTCCGAGGAGTTTCGCGACGTTCTGCATCGCGCGCTCCTTTCGTTCCCTCGCCTCATCCTCGGGCGAGTCGGTGGACCGTGTGGCATGAGCGGCGATAGACGCCATGCCGGTGATGGCCGGAATGTTCGTGGCCGTGATTTCGAGCCAGCGACGAGGGCGGACGGCCCCATCGGCGTCGATGACGGAGAAGACGTGGGGGGAGATGTAGCGCCGTTTCCGCGCCTTGATGTCCGAGTAGGCGTCGGTCGTCCACTTCGGGCGCGTCGCCCAGAGGCCGGAGCCAGCGCGGAGTTCGATGCTCGACGGGTCGATCCAGCCGAGGGCCTTCATCCCTTCGACCGGGTCTTCGCCGTGCTCCGCGAGGAGGGCGATCTCGTTCCCGTCGTCGGAAAGCACCTGCGCGTCCGCGAGGAGCGAATCCGTCTCTTCTTTCGCGACATTCAGCTTTCGGCCGTCGCGCGCCTTGTACTTCCCGAGCTTGAAGAGTTGGATTGGCTTCCCAGGCACGAGTCCGTCGGCTCCGGGCTGCGCCTCGAACGGCTCGAGTTCGATCGTCGCCCCCCATGCCGTGAACTCGACGCTCCACCCCTCGGGGACCAGGTCGGCTCGTCCGAGAGCCGCCGCCCGCTTCTTGATGTGCGCCTTCGCCGCCGCCGGGTCCTTCGCACGCCCGATGGCGTGAATTGCGTTCCGGAGGTCTTGCTCGGTCTCGATCGGGAAGGAGCCGTCGGGCATCGCCGCCCCGGAGTCGGCCGCCTTCTGCCGCTGCTTCTCGTTGAAGTCCCGGAAGGCTTCGGCAAGGCTCTCGACGCTTAGTTCGACCATTTTCATCGCGAGCCCACCTCTCGGAGGCTTTCGGGAACGAGGGTTGCGACCTTGTCGTGGTTGAAGCCGTCGGGGACGGGGACCGTGACGTCGTGCCCGTTGCTGACCGTGTAGTTCCCCGCCGCCACGTCCTCGGCGTCGAGGTCAATCGCCGTGCAGCGGCAGTTGAAGTGGAGAGATGGGAGAAACTCCCTCGCCGTCTCGTCCGTCTTCTCGAAGACCTGCCCGTCGAGCGGCGCGCAGATCTCGCAGAGTCGCTCATCCTCGATCGCCGAGAACATCCAGTAGGGGGCGCGGTCGATTCCCTTCGGCGAGAACTGCGCGGCGTAGGCCCCTGCCGCGTAGGCGTTCAGGACGTTCTGGCGGAAGACGAGCTGCGAATACCAGGGCGTCTCGCTGTAGACCTCCGCCCCGGCCTTCCCGCCGTAGAACTGGATGAGCGAGTCGAAGACGTCCGCCCATTCCTTCCAGGTCATCCCCTCGGCGATGGCGTCGTAGAGCGATTCGTGGACGGCCGCGAGAAACTTCTGATCCCAGACCTCGGCGAGCGAGAAGGCCGACGCCCTGGCCTCCGCCTCGAGCGCCGCGAAGACCGCGGCCGGCAGGATCTCGAGCGAGCGCCAGTAGTCGAGGACGGCCTCGATGGTGAGTTCGGGAGGCTCCTCCGGGACCGCCGAGAACGCAGCCAGATTACGCATTCGGCTTTGCCTTCTGCGCCGTGAAGAGGCCGCGGAGCTCGGCGTCGAGCTGCACGGCCGCCAAGAGCCCGATCAGGCGCTCCGGCGGCGGGTTGTCAGCGCGGGCCCGATGCAGAACCCGCACGAGGATCTGGTTCAGCGTCAGGCCCTCTGCAACGGCCGCGTCGATGAGGTCGCGGTAGGGGCCGACGATCTCCTCGCCGGCGCCGTAGGCGGCCGCCGTAGCGCGCAGGAGCAGCGGCTCGACGGCCGGGGCTGCCGTGACCGGAACATCAGGCGAGGAACGGCGCACGGAGCCGGGGAACGGGACGACAGAGCCCCCGGCCGCGCCCGCACCGCCGTCTGGTCCGGGCTGTTGGGCGGGAGGTAACGCCCGCGATGGGGCGCGGTCGGCGGGGGATCCTGGAAGCGGCGGAGGGACGATCTTCTGGGCCTGCGGCAGCATCGGCTCGCCGTCCTCGGCGGTCGCGAGACCCGTGATCTCGTGGAAGTCGCGAGACGTGATCTCGCCCATGAGGCCGGCGTCGTTGAAGTTCTTGAAGGTCTCCGAGATCTCGAGGAGGTCCTTTGCCTTCTCGACGTCGAGGCGAACGTCCGGGACCGTGGCGTCGGGCCCGAAGTTCCGCTCGACGAGGCCCTTGACGAGCTGGTTCCTGAGGACGCGGGCGACGAGCTTCGCCTCCGCCTTCGCCAGCCGAAGCGAGACGTCGTCGCCGGTCTCGGCGCTCTGCTTTGAGCCCGCGCCACGCTGAACGTCGGCCGTCTGCGTGTGGCCCATGATCAGCTTCGACATCTCACGCGCGCACCACTCAAAGATCATTTCGTGCGGGGAGTTGTTCGACGAGACGCGCTGGGTTGCCTCGACGAAGTTGATCTCCGAGCCCTTCGGGATCGTCGCCCAGGCGGACGCGCCCATTGCATCGAGGATCCCGGCGAGGGTCTTCCGCGCGTCGTCGTCCCCCGGCGGATAGGTGCCGGTTCGGATCGGCTGCCCGAAGAGTTGGACGAAGTTCGCCCACCAGAGAAGGCCCTCGTTCCGGATGAGCCAGGGGTGCATACACGCGCGGAAGAGGCCGCGCCGCGCCGGGTTGGTGAACTCGAGGTCAGTCGCGAGCCAGACGAGCGACGGGCCGAGGTCCTCGAGGTAGACGAACTCGCCTGAGCCGGCGTCGGGGCGAAGCACGAGACGGAGGCTCTTGGGATCCATGCCGAAGCGCTGCGAGGGGACGGCGGTCAGCGAGGAGAGCTTCTCGCGACCCTTCGGCCCGAGCCCTGGCTCGACGAGCACCTGGAGACCAGCGATCCCGCGCCAGCGGCCACCGAGGAGCGTCGCGATCGCGTCCTCGATCCCGACATCTGGCGAGCGGAGCTGCTCGTCGACGTACTCGGCAACTTCGTGCGCCGCGACGGACTCCGGGCTCTTCTGAGCTGCCGTCTTCCGAAGGGCGGCCGGCGGCTGCACGGTCAGCGTCGCCCCGCTGACGTACATCGTCGCCTTCTCGATCTCCGCCCGCAGGTGCGCGTCCCTCGAGAGCATGTCGTCGTAGAAGGCCTGGAGCCGATCGAAGTACCCGCTCTGCGCCCGCGACAGGTAGCCGACGAGCGTGCCGGGCTTGAAGGTCGTACCGACCGGGATCCAGAACTTGTCCTGGAGGGAGGGCGTCCAGATCTCCTGCGTCGGGACGGCGTTGGCCTTGCCCGTCAGGACATCGAAAGCGGAGCGGAAGCGCTCGCCGAAGCTCACAGGCCCCCCGCGTCGGCAGCCGCGAAGGCGAGGCCCATGTCCCGCGCCGGGTCGATCTGATGCCAGTCGACCTGAGGAGACGAGTCGAGGTGCCGCGCGAGGTAGCGCGCCGCGTCCATGCCGTGATCGTTCTGCTTGACCGGGACTTCCTTGAGCGACGCGCCGGCCGCGTCCTTCGGCCAGGCGTAGACCTCGAACTCGTCCTCGGTGCAGACGGGCCGATGAGCCGCCGCGAGCTCCTCATCGCGCTCGACGAGCGAGTCCTCGAGGAAGAAGATCCGCGGCTTCCCGTCGCCGGCCGCCGAGAGGCGCGCCTGGACTTCCTGAATGCCCGGGGTGATTTCCTTCTCCGCGGCGATCGTCGAAACGCCGTGGCGCTCAAGCGTCGCTCGGTCCTCGGCGTCGTGATCGGCGATCGTCTCTTCGATCTGCTCGCCCTTCGAGAGCCGCACGATGTCGCGTGCGTGGTCCTCGACGATCCGCTGCGTCTTGTAGATCTCGCGGTAGCGGAAGGCGCGGCCGTCACCGTCGATCGCCCACCACTGGCAGACGAAGGGGTTCGTGAACCCGAAGTCGACGACGCGGAGGCGGCGCCAGCTCGCCGGGATCTCGAAGCGCGGGATGACATGTACCGCGCGGTCGAACCGTTCGTAGACCACGCCCTCTGCCGCAACCCACTTCCCAAGGCGAAGGCGCTGGAACCGGACGCCCGTCAGCTTGTCGAGGACGGAGATCGTCCGCACGCCCTGGGGGGTGATCTGGCCGTCGTCCGTGTAGAGCGTCGGGTTGTCTTCGTGCCGCGACTCGAGGACGCGCAACGAAGGGCGCGTGCGGATCCAGTGCTTTGGGGGCCCCGGGTTGCAGTCGCCAAAGATCATCGGCGTCGACGTCACGGCGCCGCGCCCAGTAACCCGCGTCGAGAGGTATTCCCAGTCCTCGACGCCGAGTTCCTCGACCTGGTTCACGTAGATGAAGTCGCGCTCGGAGGAGAGCGCCGCGCCTGGGCGGTCCATCCCGGCGACGAAGACGCGGGCGCCGTTCTGGTAGGTGTAGAGCTTCGCCTCTTCGCCGCCGTAGACCGAGACGCCACCGCGGATCGCGATGATGCGGCGCCAGGTCTCGAGGACCGTGCCGTTCATGTCGGCGCGGACCTTCCGGAGAATCACGGCGCGAGCGAACGGTGTCGCGCGCAGCAGCGAGTCGAAGCGCCAGAGATCCGCGACCGTCTTCCCGGTCTCCGAAGGCCCCGAGAGAATCCATTCGTGCTCCGTTGTCGACTGCGCCTCGAGGGCTGCCCCGCGGAACGTCGGCGTGACCTTCGGCTGGAGGTCGTCGCGCTCGCGCTCGAGCTTGATCAGTGCCGCGGCGTAGGGAAGGGCTTCGAGAACGGCGACGGCGCGCGAGCCGATCAATTTGCTTCGATCCCGACGAGACGTTCGGCCGTTGCGATGAGAGCCTCGGGACTCACTCCTGCCTCTTCGGCAAGCCGCCTCGCCTGGTCGCGCGCGACGAGCTCGAGCGTCTGCTTCGGCTCGCCGTAGCCGTAGGCGAACATCCTGAGAGCGAACGTCGCAGGTCCGTCGCCAGTCAGGTCGCGGTTTATTTTCTCCTCGATGAGCTTCGCCGTTTCGGGCTTCTCGAGGAACGCGCGGACCCATGCGGTGAACTTCCGGGAGTTGGGAAGAGCGCCCGGGCCTGCGCGGTTGCCCTTCGTGAAGCGCTTCGAAACGGGAGGGACTACCCCGTTGAAAGGCGAGCCCGCCGGTAAAACGGCGGGCGCGGGGGACTCGTCAGGAGGCTCCACGCCGGCAAGCGTGGTGCCGCTTTGGGCCGTGCGCTACGGCCCGACTACAACCGCTTGTAGTAAAGGGGGCGAACGTGCGCCGTCTTGGTCCCCACCGCCGCGACCGTCTCGGCCGTCCAGAACGTCTTCAGACACCCGGCGCAGCGGTAGCCCCGGTGCACGGTCGTCGTCGACACGCAGGGAGTCCCGGAGGCGCTGGCGGTGGCGACCTCGATCGCCCGATCGGCTACCGGAACGTCCGGGAAGCCGCAGGAGGGACAGGCAGGGAAGCTCATGGGACCACCGTCCCCGGTTCTGCTCTCCTAAGCGCGTCTAACTCCCAATCCGCCCTTCTAGTTTTCCAAGTTGTCGTAAGCGCGTCTGCGTCGCGCCTATTTACTATAGGCGCTAGACGCACTAGCGCAGTTACAGACAAGGCGCGTCTAGACGCACTTTTAGACGCACTTAGCGCAGTTAGACGCACTTGACTCATTCAGTCTCCCTTTCGTCCCCGAAGAGTGGGACAGAAACCCCTCCTGGTCGCCTGCCAGAACCCCCACCAGTCGACCCCAGAAACCACTCCTTTCCCCCGCCCTTTTTTCCCTCCCTATCCCGCTCGTGAATCTTTCCCTCGACAGCAAGTTCACGACGGGCTTCCCGAACGACAGCCGCTGGGCCGCCGACCTCCTTATCCAGGGCCCGCCCGCTCACCCCATCTCGCCCGGTCAGTGTGGCGATGATTTTTCCCTTGGTCAGCGCCAGGACTGTCAGCTTTGCGGCGTCCTTTTCGGCTTCCTCTACCGTCGGGTCCACCTCCTTGAAGCCGTGCCTCGGGAAATCCATGTCGAGAGGGAGCACGAAGTTCCCTGAGGCCGACACCCGGTTCTTCGAGACGCGCAGGGCGACGCGCGGCTTCTCGAGCGTCGGCTTTCCCTCGAGGTTGACGAGCAGCTCGACGAAGTATTCGAGGGCCACGCCCCACGACGAGCCGAGAGGGTCCGCCTTCTCCTCCTCCTTCTTCTTCGCGTAAGCCGCGCGGTTCACGCGAGAGACGAGGAGCGTGATGGCTCCCATGGAAAGGGTCAGGTCTCGCACCATCTCGACGGCGCGCGCGATCCGGTCGAACTGCGACTCCTTCCCGCCCCCGTTCTTCGAGGAGAGCCGGAGCGTCTGAGCGGAATCCAGGAGCCACACGCGCTGCATCCCGGCCGGAGCGATCGCGTCGAAGTCCTCGGCGAACTTCTCGAGGGTGGCGCTGTGGTGGGAGGGGCGCATCGCCCGGAAGAAGGGGAGGGCCCCCGCCCCCTGGATCGCGAGCTGGGCCTGCCCCTCGTCGCCGGCCATCAGGGGGACGCGCGCCGCCCCGAACTGCTGCCCGAGCATGACGGCCGCCCCGGAGAGCCCTTCGTCGGCGTAGAGCGCCCCGACGGCGCACCCAGCCCGACCGAGGGAGAGGGCTATCTGAGAGGCCAAGCCGGTCTTCCCGGCCGCAGGGGGCCCCTGGATCGCAACCACGACGCCGGGATAGAGCCCTCCCTCGAGCTTCCCGTCGAAGACGCGGAGGCCGGTCGAGAACCGGGACCCGGCCGCCCGGCGCTCGCCGAGCATGGCGCCGTACTCCAGCCAGAGGTCGGGCCCTCCGGCGGGTTCGAGCTCCGCCAGGGCCTCATCGTCGATCGCGAGCTTCCGGAGAAGCTCTTCCCGGTCCTTCCGGATCTCGTCCGCGATCGAGCCCGAGACCTCCTTTTCAAATTCCATTAGATTCGACCGGTTCATTCTCGACCTTGTTTTTCTTCTTCCTGCCGCCTCTCGCACCGTAATACCGAGCCGAGTAACAGGTCAGAATCTTCATAATATCCTCTGCCAATTCTTCTTCGTATTTCTTCTCTTTGGTTTCCATTATCTCAACCGTGATTTCCAGATTGGAAAAGATGGCGTCCAGATATTCGTAGCCAAATCGGGCAAGCCTGTCTTTATATTCAATCAGCACCCGTTCTACTTTTCCCTCGAAGCACATCTTGATTAACTTGTGGATGCCTTTCCGCTTCTCGTTTATTCCGCTGGCAATCTCGTCAATCAGGGCATACTTATAGCCTTTGGCTTCTGCGTGTTTCCGTAACCTGTCTTTCTGCCGTTCACGATTCTCTTTCTGTTTTGCCGTTGAGCATCTTGCATAAATCACAGTCAACTTTTCTTGCTTCTCTTTCTCGACTCCCATGTAAGCGTCTAAATCTTCCTGACGGAAACGCCTATGTTCGCCAGTCGTCTTGAAAGATTTTATCTTTCCGTTGTTGGCAAGCGTCTTGAGAGTGTTTATCGACACCCCAAGATAATCGCTTGCTTCTGTGATTTTATATATTTTCATATTTCATTGCCCCAAACATCCCAGCCTTCGGTTTTTTGACGGGCGAAAAGTTCTATGCGGGGAAGGTCGCCACATAGTTTAACAATTTCGTCTTTAATCTCATCTGGCTTTTGTGAGTGTTCCCTAACCTTGTGTTTTTGTAATTGCCTTATTCCAGCATTTATTCTTTTTGGATGCCCCTTAGTAGCGAGCAAACACATTTCGGGATTTTTCCTTGTCCACATACCAACTCCGAAATGGTCTTTACCTGTTGATGTTTCTTTAGCCCAAGTGAACCCAACTGTTTTATAAATAAACCCCCAAGCGTCAATAACCTGCTTAGCATCAAATAACTGTGTATCCACTACCCACAAGAACAATACACAATTTTGGTCTGCCAATTCCTTAATGGGTAATTTTTTAATCGCTTCCAAATCCATTAGCGGATAGTGTTGCTCATTACCTTTGTTCTTATCCCTACCGAACTAAGAATTGCTATCCCATGGCGGGTCAGCATAGATAATCTGGTATTTCTTATTTGGAAAAGGTATTTGTTCCATCTTTCAACTCCTTAACTAATTTCTCGTTTGCATCCACAACCTTCTGCATATCCTCAACGGATATTTCTTTTTCCAAAGGCTCGAAGAAATAAACCTTCTCGTCCTCTGTCTGGAAATACTCTTTCGTGACTTTGATGACTTTCATTTTTCACTCCTCTTGATTTTGTTGGATTTTCATAAGCAGTTAGAACCTCCGGGGGCCCCACCCGCCCCCGCTCAGGCGCCACGCTGGAGCCTCCATCTCCTCGCCGCGCCGGCCTCGTGCACGTCTCTGGCGTAGGCCTCCACGTTCTCGACGTCGGGGACGCGGTCGACAAGGCCGGAGACGTAGGCCGCACCGCCGGCATCCTTGAGGCGTCCGGCCCGATCGAGCGCCGGGAGGACGAGGACCTGGTCGAGTGGACGCCCCGCTGACGCCATCTCACTCAGCGTCCGCCAGAGCTCGGCGTGCTCCGGGACGGAGAAGTCTCCGGGGGCGACGGCCTGGCTCGGGACCTTCCCGAGGATCAGACACGCGCCGAGAAGGGAGCGTTCGAGTAGATCCATCGGCGTTCGCTGTCCGCGAGGGATGGACCAGTCGACGGTGCGTGCACTCATCGCGAAGACTCCGCCGGGATCAGGGACGGCTGCTCTCGGCCTGACAGGGGAGAGGCTTCGGCGTAAGCGAGCGGGCGCCGCACGGTCACGACGAGCCGGGCGCGCTCTCCGTAGCGCTTCACGAGGACCTCGTGAACGATCTGAGAGTCGTCCTGGTAGAGGACCCCCGTCAGCGCGTCCTCAACCGCCCTGGCGAGCTTCAGGACGTCAGGCCTCACCGTTGGGTGCGCCGGCGCCGACGGGAGAAGCCCACGCTTTCCGAAATGACCCTGCGGGCGCGGCATCTCGAAGACGAGCTCGACCGAGAGCGGCCCCTCGAGGAGGGGGCCGGAGTAAACCCTGGCTGCGGTCTCGGAAACGAGGGTCTTCCAGGGACGGCTCTTCGGGTTGGCGTCCACGACGGTCGCGCCGACGCTTCCGTCACCGCGGCGGAAGCCGAATGCCCTTTTCGAGCCGGCCGGTTGAGCCGTTCCGAAGACCTCGAAGAGAATCTCCATCATCTCGCCGCCATCTGGAAAGTGATCGTCTGCCAGGCGTAGCTGACGATGATCTGGCCGGTGAGGAGCTGATAGCCGGGGGTGCCGAGCGAGAAGGTGTACTCGCCGTCCTTCATCACCAGCGTCGCCATTCCGCTCGGCAGGGCGACGTGGACGAGGACGCCGGTCGAGATGTTCCGGAAGTCCAAACCGGCGTTCGCACACCGCGCCCCGGTAGCCCTGTCCTCCACGATGAAGGTCATGGCCCGCTCCGTCTTGCTGTCCGGGGAACCGACGGTCGGCGTGGGCGTCGGCGTCAGCTTCGGCGGGGGAGCCGGGGTCTGCGTGGCGGCCGGGACCGGAGTCGGAGTGACGTAGGCCGGCGCGACGGGATCCTTGATCTTGTCGCAGCCGAGCGAGCCGAAGGCGAGGAGGACGACGATGATCAATCTCATTTGGCATCTCCCGTCTCGTCGATATCCCGCATCTTCAGAGCGCTCACCCTCCAGAGCCACACGGCCAGACGACGCGCCGCGGTCTTCGAGTGGTAGCTCTCGGATGCCATGAGGATCCGGCCGTTCGCGCCGCGGATCCGGACGTGGTGGAGCAGTCGGTAATTGGTCGCGCCGGGTGTGGTCTCGGAGCGCGACCGGGTCGTAACGAATTCGATTCGTGCTGTCCGAGGCTTCCGGGCGTTCATAGTTTCTCCTTTCCTTTTGCGTCCGCGTCGAGCCGCGCCTTCTTGGCCCCGGCGCACGTCGACCAGTGACTCTCGTGGAGGAGCTCGTCCGCGAAGAGCCCCACCGCCCCCGCGTCCGTCTTCTTGACGTAGAAGCCGAGGAGCTTCCCGTCGGCCCCCGCCTCGACGCGCCAGGTCCCCTTCGGCGAGGGCTCGGCGTCGAGAGGCATCGCGCGGCCGGACTCGGGATGGATCGCCCACAGAATCTTCTTCGGGCAATAGCGGCAGGCAGAGGTCGGCAGGGAGTTCATGCGGGCGGGACCTCGACGAGCCGGACGCCGGCCGCCTTGGCCGATTCCCGCAGGGCGGGCAGGTCGCACTCCTTGGCAGCCTTGACCCAGAGCTTCGTAAACTTCCGCTCGATCCCGTCGAGCTGCTCCCAGCGGAAGCCCAGGTCCTTCGCTTTTTGCCTCTCGTCGTAGGAGACGTCGGCCCTGAGGATGACGGCCGGAGACTTCGCCCGCTGTAGGACGGCATCGAAGGGATACCGCCCGAGGAGTTGCGCCACGAGGATCGCGTCGAACTGAGCCCGATGCGCGAACCCAGGCACCAGGCCGTGATCGAGCGCGAGATACCTGAGCTTCTTCGAGTCCGGCACGGCGGCGAAGGGAAGGTCCGCCATCGTGTCGATCCATGGGCCCTCGAAAGTCCCCGGGGAGAGCCGCTCGGAGACGAGCCCGGCCGCCAGGAACGCCCGGTCGAAGGCAGCGTTATGTGCTGCCAAGGCCACGGGCTCGGCGGTGGCGTCGAGGGCCGCCAGTTCCTTCAGGAGCTCGCCCAGGGGGCGGCCGTAGCGTCTCGGCCATTCCGGGCGGATCCCGGTGATGCGCTGGATCTCTGGGGGAACCTCGACGCCGGCGACGTAGGCTCCGCCCGAAAGCACGAGTTCGCGGACGTCGACGTCGAAGAGGGCCCAGCCGAACTCGACGATCTGGTCCGTCGCGGGCAGGAGCCCGGTCGTCTCGACGTCGACGGCGAGAACGAGGCGACCTCCTCCGGGGGTCATTCAGGAACCTCCGCCGCCGCCGGCGCCGTCTCCATCGTCCCCTCGCCGATCGGGCGGTCCTCCTCCTCGGCCTTCTCCTTCGGGACGGCCACGCCCGTGTAGACCTTGACCTTCTCGTGCGAGAGTTCGAGCTCGACCAGAAGATCGGATTCGGAATCGCGGTAACGCGTCAGGCCGCGCTGCTTCATACAGGCGATCAGCTCGTCCTTCTTCGCCTTCTCGGCCTCGCCGGCGGCCTTCTTCTCCTCGTGAGCGTCAAGGCAGGAGAGGGCGAGGTCTGAGAGTTCGTCGATCCGCTCGTCCTCGAGGCCGGGGAGCGGCCGCGTGCGGGGGGCGAGCTTCTTCTGCTCCGGCGAGCGGTAGACCCTCCGCACGGCAGGCGGGGAACTCTTCCTTCCCTTCTTCCCGAAGGGCGTTTTCTTCTTGGGCATTGAATTGGTCCTCCTGACCCGGCAAGCCGGTCTGCTCCCGGCTGTCGGCGCCTCGCAAAAGCCCGGCGCCCGGCGTGGGGTTTGGAAGGAGCGCGCGTCAGTTGGGAGAGACGTCTACAGAGGCCCGGAACGCCTCGACCGTCCGGACCTTCAGTGGCCCGCTGGAGACGCGACAGACGACGAGCTGGAGCCCCGCCTTGGCGGCTTCCTTTTCGAACGCGGTGAAGGCCTCGGGCTCCAAACACTCCAGCCCGTCGACCGCCACGAGCCCGAGCGGGCTCGTCCGGAGCTTCGCGATGTCGATCGCGAGTTTCACCTGCTGCGCCCGGTTTAGCCGGTCGAAAGGCACGCCATTGAAGAAGATCTCCCCGCTCCGGACCTCGAGGCCCTTGATCGGGAGTTTCTCGAGGAGCTTCGTCTTGACGTCTTCGAGGCGCTCCAGCGACGCCGTCAGCGCCTTCGATTCGTTCTCGGCCCGAGCTGCGTCCTTCTCGGAACAGGCGATGATCTCTCGCGTTTTCTCTGCCCGGTTCCATTCGTCCCGGCGCGTCTCGGCCTTCGTGATCTTCTCGGCGAGCTCCGCCAGGGGGGCCGCGTACTTCCCGACGGCAGCGGCGACGTGCTCCTCCGCGACTGAGTAGGCTTTCGAGGTTGCGTCCTTCGCCGCGGCGTTCCTCTTCTCGGCTCGCTTCCGGCCGACGAGGCGGACCTCTTCGATGCGGCGCTCCGTCTCGAGTCGGATCTTCGCGACCTCGTCGTCCTCGAGCTTCTCTTCCGCGGCCTCCGCCTTCTTCGTCTCGACGTTGACCTGGGTGACGTCGTGCTCACACTTCGTCTTCGCGTTCTGGAGCTCTCCAGCCCGGTCCGCCTCGACCGACGAGAGTTCGGCTCGCAGGGCGGTCGGGTCTGCGGGGACCTCCTCGGCCGGGGGGAGGGTCTCGCGGAGCTGCGCGGCCGTCGCCTTCTTGTCCTTCGCCGTCCGGTTCTCCGCCGTCCGCTTGTCGTAGAGCGCCTGGCGCGCCGCCTCGATCGCCCCGAGGGGGTCCTTCTTCGGGTCCTTCCCGGCGAATGCCGCGAGCTTCAGGAGGTCGGCCGTCGCCTCGTCCGGCTCCAACGTGAGCGGCATGACCTCGAGGAGCCACTCCGCCCGCTTCGAGGGGGGAGCCGTCAGGAAGGAGACGGGGTTCACCGCGAGGGCGTCGGAGAGCTTGTCGAGCCAGCCCTGCGGCTTCGAGATCTTCCCGAAGGCGGGGTGCGTGACGGTGACGGGGCTCCTCTCAGGGCCGACCGTCTTCCGGATCTCGGTGCCATCCTCGAGGATCAGAACGACCGAGCCTTCCTTCGCGCCCTGGCGGAGAAGCGTCGCGTCGTTTCCCCCGCCGAGCGCGGCCTTGATCGCTTCGAGAACGGAGGTCTTTCCGACGGCGTTGCCCCCTTCGATCACCGTGACCGCACCGGGTTCAATCTCAAGGTGCTCGATGCCGAGGATGTTGTCGATTGTCAGCTTCTGGACCTGCATGGTTGCGTTCCTTTCCTTGGAAATCGGAGACCGGGGCGAAGGCGGCGGCCCCGTTCTCCTGTCCCCGCTCTCGCCGCCCCGAGGGACCTCTGCGGGAGGGATTGCTACTTCTTCGGGTTCAGCTTTTCGTTGATGGTCTGGGTCTTCGCGCGCCCGTCCGTCGCGATGGCGGCGGCCTTCGAGAGTTCCTCGGCCTTCGCGGCCATCGTTCCCTTCCAGGTGATCTCTCCTTCCTTGATCGAGACGTAGATCCCCCGGAGCTCGGCGAGCTGGGCCGGCGAGCACTGCGCGAGGTCGTGCCCGAGAAAGTCCTTCAGGTCGGAGGGCGCGATGTTCAGGCTGGCAAAGGCGTCGGCGACGGCCTTCCGCTCGGCGTCGGGGTCCTTCGCGGCGCGGTCCCGGAGAACCTCCTGGATACAGACCTGTGCCTCCTCGACGATGTCCCCGGGAAGGAGCCGGAGCCCTTCGGTCCGCATCGCCTTCGAGACGAGGGCACCCTGTTTCGCCAGGAGATCGTCCTCGATCGCCGGGACCAGGTAGACGTTCTTCCCGTAGGAGTTCTTCCGAACGGTGAAGAAGAAGCCGTCGTCCATCGGCTTCGAGCGCTCGACCGTCTTTTCGACGACGACCTGGCGGCCGACGGTGAAGTTGGTCTCGAGGTCAGTCGCGGTGACGGCCACGATCCGCTTCTGAGGGTCGTCGTAGACGATGACCGGATCGACGACGACGTTCCCGAAGTGGCGCAGGGCGGCCTCGACGAATCGGATCGACGGCCCCTCGATCCCCTTCCCGATCGGTTTGTGGTAGCGGGCCACGGCTGCGAAGCCGGGGCGCTTGCAGTCCTTCAGGAGGTTCACGCGGAAGTTGTCGATGTCCCGCGGGCGCTGGATGGCGACCAGGAAGCGAGCCTGCACCTGGGCGCGCGCGGCGGCGGCCATGGCAGTCGAGGCTGTCTCGGCGGCGCGAGAGATCTCGGTCCCCTCGAGGACGTTCTCGCGCTCGGTGGTCCCTGCGACGATCTCCTGCGGAGGCGTTCGGACGAGAGCCCCGGCCGGGGGCGCCGAAGGGGAGAGGGATGGCTGGAGCGGCTGGGTGGGGGCGGCGGTGTCCATGGATTTCACTCCTTTTCTTCGTCTTCTCCCTCGAAGCGAGGGAGGAATCTCCGTGTCCCGGGGGCGGTCGTGGTGAATTGAGCGACGGCTTCGGCCAGGGCGGTCGAGGACGGGTGCGTCCGCGCGAGCTCGCGGGCGACCGCTTGCCAGTCCGGCTTGACCTTTGGGCGGTCGTTCTTCCAGGTGATCCGGAAGTCGGGGCCCTCGATCCCCTCGGAGGTCCCGATAGAGAGTTTCAGCTCGGCCTCGACGAGCTCGCGCCCAGCCTTCGCATCGGCGAAGATCTGCCGGGCCGCACGGAGGAGCATCGCGTCCTCGATTTCTTTCGTCGTCGCCTGGCGGAGGCCTCCCATCGCCGACGGGAAGCGCTTCTTGAAGAAGTCCGCGTCCGCCTGGTCGGACCTCACGTCGGGCGGGACGCCGGCCAGGACGTTCTCCCGCCAAAAGCGATCACAGCGCTCGATGACGTTTCCCTCGAGCTCGAGGTCTCGAAGGACGGTGAAGATCCGGAGGTCGTCCGGGCCGAGCCAGCCGGCGATGTCCCAAAAGTCCCGATTCGTGATGGACATGCACCAGACGACCTGAAGGACGTGCTCCTCTGGCACGAGATCAGTCCCGGAGGGCCCCCACCGTTTCGCCTGGCGCGCGCCGACGTGCTTGCACTCGAGCCCTCCGGATTCGTAGGTCAGAAACGCATCCGGGTGACAGCGCCGCCAGTCCCGCTCCGGGTCGACGTGTTGCACGTCCCCCTGCCAGACGAGGAGCCGGCCCGTCTGCGCCTGATACTCCTCGCCGATTGCGCGTTCGACGGCGCGGCCGACCTTCATCGAGGTCGTCGCCTTCCGCTCTTTGACGAGCCCTTTCTTCTCGACGTACACGTCGAAGGCGGTCTTGAACGGGTTGAGACCGAGGATTGCGGAGACGTCGGAGCTCCCGATCCCCTTGCGGCGATTTGCCTGGAAGTCGGTCTCGGGGAGGATCTCCTCGTCGAATAGGATGGCGGGCCTCGGCATCAGAGCCCCCCCGCGATCCGCTCTTCGCGCTCGTCCAGCTCGTCGTTCAGCCCCGGCGTCCGGCCCTTGTGCTTCGGCTGGACGCCGTCGAGCAGGGTGCGGATCAGGAGGTACGTCACGGACGCCGCCAAGAGCAGGGAGAAGATGTTGCCGAGCAGCTTCACACTGGCCTCCCGTCGTCCCGTTTCGCCGTGCACGCGGGGCAGTACCAGGCCATCCGGTTCTTCGATTCGAACGCCTTCCCGCACCCGTGCGGCTTGCGGCAGACCAGGGGACCGGGCTCCGTGGAGCGGGCTTCTCCACCGTCGGCGGGCTTCGAAGCGGCGCGGCGCCTCTTCGGCTTCGCAACGGCCGCCTGCGCCTTCGGCGGCCCCGTCCCCGCGCCGGCGCGGACGACCTCCATCAATTCGTCGATGGTGTCCACAGAGACGGCGACGCCGTTGATCTCCAGGCGGTACGTCATGACAGGCTTCTCCTATGCCGTTCGGCGTTCTTCGTCATTGGGTCAGGGAGTGGCCGATACTTCCGTCGTTCGATCAGCCTCTGGCGCTCGGCGCGGTCCATAGCGGCCAAGATCGCCGAGAAGACCAGCGCGAGCACGACGAGGGCCAACATGACCGCGAGCGCTCCGAGAAGGAACGAGAGCGGGTCTCCCAGGTCGATCCGGTCGAGGAACGCTTTCACCGGCGCCTCCGTTTCGCTGCCTTCGGAACCTCGAAGGTCAGCAGTCGTCCGACCGGCCGCGGCATCCACGGCCACCGTCTCGCCTGCCGCGGCTCGAGGACGTCCGGCATCCGCTCGCGGGCGTGGTCGAGAAAAGCGATCCAGCCCATCCACCAGTCCTGCCGCGCCAGCTCGCCCATGGCGCGCACGGTCTCGGTCGCCCGGTCGAGGGACTGGCGCTCGGTCGGTGTCATCCGAGCCTCGCCCGCATCGCGTCTTCCCACCGCCGGATCCGCCCGGGGCTCGTGTAGTAGCGGCGGCCGATCCGCTCGAGGAGCAGCTCGACGCGGTAGCGCTCCCGGAGCTCGGGGTCGTACAGCCAGGCGCTGATCGTTGCAGAACGGGCAGAAGACGCCGTCGGAGACTTCGATGACCTTCTCGCTGCACCGACTGCAATGGGACCAGCACCATTCACAGAGGTCGTCGTCGCCGTCGGCGAAGAAGTGGACGGCGAAGCTGGTGCAGTTCGGCGTCGGGCGAGTCCGCGAATACATGACGCAGAGGACGCGGCCCCCGCCGTCGCACTTCTCACACTCGTCGATCCTTCGGATGTCGCCGTCGGGCCAGCGCTCGATGAACTTGCCGCGACCGTCGCACTCGTTACAGGCGCGAGCGGTGGAGGGAGCGTCGTCGGGGTACAGGCTCACGCGACACCTTCTTTCCTCTCGAACTCACGCGAGACGAGGGCCTCGGAGATCAGGAGGCGGACGACGTTCCCGAAGGACCGCTTCTCGGCTTTCTCGATTCGGCGGATCGCCGCGAGCTGCTCGCGTTCGAACCTCACGGTCCGGGGCGTCTCCGCTTTCCTGTGTAGCCGTTTGTAATCTGACATGGCCGTAATATGTAGCCGGTCCGAAGCCTTGTCAAGCGGAAACGTAGCGGCTACGTTCGGCTACATGGCGAAGAGGAAGACCCCAGAGAAGACGCCAAAGACGGTCCGCTTCGATCCGGACCAGGCCGCCCGTATCTCGCTGATTCAGGAGCAGATGCGTGGCGGCTTCGCTGGCGCTTTGCGGCTCGTGATCCAGAAGGGCCTGGAAGGCCTGGACGCCAGGCCTATCTCAGAGCCGGCGGTCCGGGAACAGGAGGCCGCCTACGGCGCCGGGCCTCCGATCGTCTCGACGCCGCTCGTCGAGGAGGACGTCGCCGCCGTGGTCAATGCCGTGGCGGCACAGGTCGCGAAGCGCTCGGCCGAGGCTGTCGCATGACCAACCTTCTCGGAATCGAGGCCCTCGCCGAAGTTCAGAAGACGAAGCGCGGAAGAGCAGGCGGCCCCCGGCCCGTCGAACTCGTCTCCGCCGAGGCACTCGGGACGATGGTCTTCCCCGAGCCGCGGTGGGCGGTCCCGGGCCTGATCCCCGAAGGCCTCTCGATCCTCGCCGGCCGCCCGAAGCTCGGGAAGAGCTTCCTCGCCCTGAACCTCGGCGTGGCCGTCGCCACGGGCCGGAGCTTCCTCGGGCAGTTCGCGGCCCCCGAGGGAGATGCCGTCTACTTCGCCCTCGAGGACACTCGGCGCCGCCTCCAGCGGCGGCTCCGCATGATGTTCCCCGAGACGCTCGCCTGGCCGGCCGGCCTCTTCCTGTCGACTGAGCTTCCGCGAATCGACCAGGGCGGGCTTGCCGAAATCGAGCGGATTCTCGACGAGCACCCGTCCTGCCGCTTCGTCGGCCTCGACACGATGGCCCGCATCCGGACGCCGAAGAAGCGCGGCGCCGACGTCTACCAGGAGGACGCCGAGTTCATCGCCCAGCTTCAGCGAAAGGCCCTCGACCGCTCGATCGCGCTCCTCCTCGTCCATCACACCCGGAAAATGAAAACCGAGGACGTTCTCGACGATGTCGCCGGCACGACGGGCCTCACCGGGTCAGCCGACACGATCCTGGTCCTGACGCGGGCCAGGGGGGCCGACGAGGCCGTTCTCCACTGCACCGGCCGCGACGTCGAAGAGCGCGAACTCGCCCTGAAGTTCGACCGCGAGCACGGCTCGTGGGCCTACATCGGAAACGCCGAAGAGGTGATGATGAGTCGGGACCGCCGGGAGTTGATCGAGGCCCTCCGTCGGCTCGCCCCGGCCAAGGTCAAGGACCTGGCCGAGTCGCTCGGCTGGAAGTACGACCGGACGAAGAAACTCCTCTACCGGTGCAGCCAGGACGGGCTCGTCCGAGAGGGAATGCGCCAGGGGACCTACGTTCCGGCGACGTACGACGATAAGAAAGACGAAGCCCTTCACGAGGTATTCCCGGAGGCGCTCAGTGGCCCACTTCCGGAACTGCGTCCCGCGCGCGCTACGTACGCGGTACCCGACAGCCAGAACCGCGTCGAGGTTGTAGCGCGCGACCGTCCGGCGAACGGTCCGGCCACCTTCGTCGCGAACTTGTAAGTAGTCCTTACATGTTGCCTCGAAGGGCAGCTCGCCGGAGCTGTAAATCGCTTTGAGATGGATGGTTATATTTTGTGGAGTGGTCTCGTAAAGCTCGGCGATCTGCGCCTGCGTCAGCCAGACAGTGCCGCCTTCGAGCCGCACCTGGATTCCAGGCCGCTGTTCGTCCGTCTGATAGATCAGGATCTCGGATGCGCCGTTCTCGTCACGCTCGGGCATGTGACCTCAGACCGTCTTGAAGACGATGCCCTTCGTCTTGAAGATCTGGACGGCGTTCGTCTTGAGCTGGTCGTTGCCGGCGAATCCCTGGTCGAGGCAGACCACGCGCCCGACCGTGCGCGTGGCGATCTCCCGAATCAGCTCGAGGGTGAGACCCTGCTCCAAGCAGACGAGCATCTCACCACCCGCGACGGCGAAGACCGTCTTCCCGGAGATCTTGAGCGTCTCGACCGGCGTCGTGAGCGGAAACCCACTCTTCAGGAGGATTTCGTAGAGGATGTCCTGAGGCGTCCGGTCGTCACGCACATGATCCGCATGCAGTTCCAGTTGCCCCGCCAGCTTCCTCACGTCCTGCTCGGCAGCCCCGTCCCATGTCTTGAAATTCGATTGCGCGAGCCTGAAGACGCGGAAGGCCCGATCCGGCTTTGCACCGCCCTCGAGGCCGAGCTGCCCCGCGCCCTCGTTGTTCAGCTTACTGACGACGCGGCGAACCCGCTCCTTCGTGATGTCTGCGATCGTCAGATAGTCCTCGCGGCCGGTAGGTTCAGGCAGCTGCACCAGAATGAACTTGCGGCTAACCCCATCCTCCTTGCTTTCCTCGAGAACAGCCTGAGCCGTCGCGCCCGAGCCAGCAAAGAAGTCGAGCACTAACATCTGTTCCCCGCCCTCAGGTGCAATCTGCAGCAATCTCCTTATTAGGCCCACAGGTTTTGGATTGTTGAACACACTTTCACCGAAGAGGGCGCGAAGGTCAATGCTCGCCTTCTTGCTGCCCTCGATGTCGTCCCAGAGTGGCGAGGGCCGTTTGGTGCGACCCTCCAAGTAGGTCTTTACGTAGGGCCACCATTCCCCCTTGTCTCCTCGTTTGCGACGTCGCCAAACAATTTGGTTCCGGCCGACCAAACGGTCGTAGCCCTTAGGGTCAAACCGCCAGCAGCTTTCGTATCCCGTGGGGCCAATCGGCCAGACGTCTCCGCCCTCAGGGTCTCGAACCTTGAAGAACATCGTCGGGCGATCCTCACGACGATCGTTACTGCCCGTCTTTCGAAGCTGCCAGAGCGCATACTGGCCCCGGTCGTCCTTCTCTTGATATCGCTCAAGGTCGCCTTCGCTCAAAGGGAGGCCTGCCAGCTCGACGTCCGGGTTACGGAAATAGACGAGTACATAGTCGAATGACGCCCCGAGGCCACCGCTATCTTGCCCGGTCGTCTGGCCGGTCGCCCGAACAATGGTTCCCTTGAAGGACTCTTCCCCGAACACGTCGTCGCAGATACGCCTGAGGTTTCCAAGCTCTCGATCATCGATACTCACGAACACGACCCCGTTATCGGAGAGGAGATTCCTGGCGAGATAAAGCCGCGGGTACATCATGTTTAGCCACTTCGAATGGAAGCGACCGTCGGTCTCAGTGTTCGTGCTGAACTTCTTCCCCTGCGGGTCAACCTGACCCGTGTATTCGAGATAGGTCTGCAGTGACTCACTGTAGTTGTCGGGGTAGATAAAGTCATTTCCCGTGTTGTAGGGCGGGTCGATGTAGATCATCTTCACCTTCCCCAGGTACGACTTCTGGAGAAGTTTCAGAACCTCGAGGTTGTCGCCCTCGATGATGAGGTTCTCGGTCGTGTCGAAGTTGACGCTCTCCTCAGGGCAAGGTCTCAGCGTCCCGATGCTCGGCGTCTGTATGGCCCGAAAGCAGTCGGCCTTCCCCGGCCAAGTTAGCCCGTAGCGCTCCTTGCCGGCGTCCAGCTTTTCACCGAGGGCGAGCTTCAGGCGGTCGAAGTCGATCTTTCCGCCCTCGGTTCGAATCTCGGGGAAAAGTCGCAATAGCTCCTGCCTCTTCTCCTCCGCGATGTCCGCGGATCGGAGATCGAGCTTTTCGGGCTGGGCCGGCTGTCCAGCGCCCGCGGTGATGTCTTTCTTCTCGTTCTCAGTCATTCGAGCTTCCATCGTAGCGTGAAGAGTGGCGTTTCCGTGACAGTCTGGGTGAGGCGGCGGGGCATCGAAAGGGGAGGCCGGCCGCGCGCTGGGCCACGTCGACGAGCTGATGGTCGCCGGCGTCTACGACGAGAGCGACCGGGCGGCCGAGGAGCGCTGGGAGGCTCGCCTGGCGCTCGGGGCCCGAGTTGACGCGGCGGTCCCCCTATACGGTTTCGATACGGTCTCGCCGGATTCGCCCGCAAAAGGCCGCAATTCGGGGACCTCAGAAGAGCCAGCGAAACCGGCCTAAAGCGCGTCAGGTCTATAGGTTTAGTCTCGGAGCCCGAATCCGCCGAAGCGAATGGGGTTCAAGGGGTCGCGGGTTCGAATCCCGCCGTCCCGACCACTCATTCTAAAAGGGTTAAGGGTCGAAGGGCGATCGCAGCTCCCTTGAATCGTCGATACGGCTTCCCTGCGTAAGAGGCGATTTGCGGCCCGATCACGCCGGGGGATCCCAGCCTAGGCGGTAGGCCCTTCGGTGGCCGTGGCGGGGCGGGACGCGAAGCCGCTAGCAGCAATTCGGCCTCCGCCGAGCGGAGCTACGTGTCGTCGGAGAAGACCAGGTCGGCCAGCCCGAGGAGGATCTGCCCGGCGGACGTGTTCGCCGTCGCCCTGAGCCGGTAGGTCGTCCCGTCCGTCCCCCCCGACGCCGCGACGGTCAGGAGCGCCCCCGAGACGGCCGGCGTCCCGAGCGTCAGCGTCGGGGAGGCGGAAACCGACGGACCGCTGAGGGTTTCCCCGCTGACGATCTTTCCGGTGAAGTCGAACGTGACGTTCCGCTTCTCCGAGGTGTAGAGGTGAATCTTCTGGATCATGGCCTGACCTTCCCCGGCTCCGTACTCGTGACCGTTGCCGAATCCCACTGTCGAGAGATTGCTGAGCCAGTCGACGTGACGACGATCGCTCCGGCCCAGAACTGAGCAGCCAGATCGGAGACGGTTGGAGTCCCCAGCGCCTCAGCACTCGCGATCCCTGTCGGCGTGACGGTGACTGATCCTGGCGAGAGCGTGGCCGTCCCGAACGCTTCCACTCCGGAGATGCTGGTCGGGCTCACCGTCACCGGGCCCGGCGTGACGGTCGCCGCGCCGAACGCCTCGGCCCCGGCGATGGCGGACGGCGTGACCGTGACCGGCCCCGGAGTTAGCGTCGCAGACCCGAAGGCTTCCGCCCCGTCGATCGCCGTCGGGTAGATCGAGAGGATCGAACTGACGGTAGGCGAGCCGAAAACCTCGGCCCCTGCGATGGCGGATGGGCTGACGGTGACGGCCCCCGGCGTCAGCGTCGCGCTCCCGAACGCCTCGGCCGAGACGATGCCGGTCGGGTAGATCGTCCCGGCAGCCGCCGACTCGAAGGCGTCGAAGAGGAGCCAACTCACAGGTTGATGATGGCGAAGTAATCACCGACTCCCGGCGTCCCGGTGAAGGCCGAGGCGACGGTGAGGATCTTCGTCCCTCCGTTGTAGCCCGAGCACTTCTTGATCTGGCCCGCGAGTGAGCCAGACGTGAGGAGGATCAGGGCGTCCTTCCAGAAGTCGGTCGTCGCCTCGCTCCGGTTCGTCTTGAACTGCGTCGGGGAGTTCCCGCCGTCCGTCTGGACGATCCCGGTCGGCGTCCCGGAGGTGAAGAGGACGACGTCGGTCTCGTCCATCGCCGGGTCGCTGACCTTGACGTGGACCGTCCCGGCATCCATCTCCGCGACGGTCAGGAGGACGACATAACGCCCGGTCGCCCCGATCTCCGCCGGGGAGTTCGTCGTGTCAGCGAAGCTGGATCCGTCCTTCGAGACCTGACATTCCCCCGCGCCGAACGCGAGGCCCGACTTCCGCGTGGGCCGATTCGCCGGATCGACCGCCGCGAAGGCGACGTAATAGGGGGTCGCTCGCCTAACTGACATAGGTCACCCCTGCCGCGTTCGGCGGCGTGTCGTTTCCGACCTCGAAGTGGAGGAAAATCTGGTGGTAAAAGAGAGCCGATAGATTCCGCAGGAAGAGAGCGTAGCCCTGTGAGGGCCGGAGGATCTGCCCCTGCCCGCCCTGCGTTTCGAGGTCCGGCGCGAGCCACCCGTGGCGGTTGTGGAGCGGGGCCGTCACGGCGGAAAGATTCCACGGCGGGACGACCTGTGGCTGGCGGCGCTCGAAGGGGAGCGTGAGTGTCGCCCCGTACTTCGTCCCCGCCTTGTAGACGAACGCGGAGGAGCGGACCTTGATCTCGGCGGGGAGGACGTTCCGGGAATCCATGCCGACGACGCTCGCCGGGTCTCCGAAATCGAGGTTCATTCCGTCGATAGGCTCCCACGAGCAGAGAGGAAGATCGTCGGTGCCGCTCTCCCGGATCTGCACGCGGCAGACCTCGATGACGACGCCGGAGCCGGAGTTGTTCATCAGCGTCATCACGGTCTCGCCCGCGTCGAAGCGGGGCCGGATCACCTGATTAACGCGGTACGAAGCCGAGGTTGAGACAACCCGAAAGACGATGGTCGCGAGCAGAGCGCAGGGAGGGGAAGCTGCCGTCATCTGCAAGCCGACGCCTTCGCCTTCCCGGAGGACGATCTTCTGGAGATCGGCGTCCCCCGTCAGCTTGCAGACCTCCGAGTTGTCGACTCCCTTCGAGGAATCCCCCCACAACCGCGCGCAGAGGGAGGCGAGGAGTCGCGTCAGGTTCGCCCCCGGCTCACAGGGGATTCGCTTCCAGATCGCCGCGCCAGCCGTGGCGGTATAGGGGGCATAGAGAGCCTCGACCTGAGAAGGGGGGGCGCTCGCGGCCGAGTCGTAGCTCTGCGGAGAGATCACCGTCTCGCCGCTCGCCGCCGTGTAGGAGCGAAGCTGGATCATCGAGGCGAGATTCTGCGGCCCGATGATCGGGAGGACGGAAAGCTGGTGTAGGTGGACAAAGCGGTCCTTTGATCCATTCCAGATAGCGAGGGCCGCGACCTGTTCGTTCATGGGCCAGCCCGTGAGGGCCGTCACCGGCTGCTCGATGGTGAAGTCCCCATAGCTCGGGTCGAGCCGCTGGTTGACGACGAAGCCGGACTGGCCCACGGGTCAGTCCTTCGCCCAGTCGTTCGCGAGAAGGGCCGCAATCCCGATGGACTTCCAGTTGTCGATCAGGTACTGGAGCATCGTCGCGGCGGTCTTATGCCAGCGGGTGAGGCTGACGCCCGTCGAGGAGGAGGAGCAGGACTCCCCCTGCGCGAGCGCCATGTAGACCTGTATGACGTTCGCCATCGCGGTCCCTTCTTAACTCGCCGAATCAGTAAACTCGATCCACGTATCGAGGAGGCCCGCCGCGCCGGTGGTGTTGTAGACGTTGAACATCTCGTTCTGGCGGACGACGAGCTTCTGAACGTCCGTGTCCCCGTACCCCGCGTCCCAGATGATGTTGAGCGGGACGAAGCACTCAAGCTCGTCCGAGGTCGCCGTCGAAATCGCGGGTTCGTCCGATGACCAGAAGATCCGGCGGAGAACCTGCCCCGTCGATCCGCCCGGCGTCCCGGCGCTCCCGGCTGTGACGGACGAGAGAGCGGAGTTCGCGGAGTCGTGCGCCGTCGGGGTAATGGTCGTCGGCGTCGTCCACGTCGCGGTCGTCGGATACCAGCGGACCTCCATGAAGGTTGCCACGCCGGTCACCGCTCCGGTCTGCGCGTTGAGGAGACCGCAGCGGGCGATCCGCAGGACGCGCGAGCCTCCGTTGAGAATCCCGGCCATCGCCTTCCCGGCGGCGAAGGTAATACCGGAGTGGTACGCGGTCCAAGAGTTCTGCGCCATGTCAGCCTCCTATGAGATCAGGTGCGAAGGGGAAGCGGTCGCCGGTCGCCAGCCCGGAGTACGGGTTGACGAGTATCTGTCGGATCGTCTCGGCTCTGAGGGACGAGAGGGCATCGAGAACGGACTGTCGTCTCTCGCCCCGAGGAAGCCTCCCGGTCTGTCGGACGAACTCCCGCCGCGCCCACGTCACGGCAGCCTCCAGTTGCGGGCCAGAGAGACCGACCGTGGTCTCGATGACCCAACCCGAGAGCGAGTGGTAAACGCGCGGAGCCTTCACAGTTTGAAGATTTTGTTCGTCGCGTTGTCCCAGGCAACTTGAATGTCGCCGCCGTTCGGAGTCACCGGGAGACCCGTGGCCGTGTCGATGTACGCGAGGAGAGGCGAGGTCGCATCCGCGCCCGTGTCCTTGAAAATACAGAGGTAAGAACATTGGCCGGCAGCCCCCGAGACGGCGGTCAGCGTGACGTCGTTCGCATCCACGATTCCGCTCGTCGGGTCGATCAGGGTCAGGGCTGGACAGTTTGTCCGAGTCCCCGAGCCGCTGTTCCCGACGACGTTCGCCCCGAGGTCGGTGAAGAATTCGTGGGTCGAGAGGTTCACCGAATACGCCGTCTTCAGAAGACAGGCCCGGATCGTGTCCCCGCCCGACGCGAGCCAGTTAATATCTCCGCGCGCGCATTTGTTCCGGCCTCGGTCGTAAAGAGCGTTGGACATCGGCGTCTCCCTTCTGTTCCTCTATCTCACGGCTGGGGCAGGTCAATCTCGTTCGTCGCGGCGACGTGAGCGGCGTTCCGCGCCGCCTGCTCCGCCTGCTGCGCCTCGGCGGCAATGCAGATCGTCCGCAGGAGTTCCGCGACCTTCCGCTTGACGAAGTGCCCCTTCGTCTCTGGGTTGTCGATCAGGCCGCCGTCCCCGTCCGGCACCTGCGCTGAGTAGCCGAAGCGGGCGCAGAGCGTGTTCAGGACGCGCGGAGCGATGGCGTCCGGGATCTCGATGACGAGCTGAGCCATCAGGAACCGATCCCCGGCCCCGCCGAGACCACGTAGGGGCCCCAGAAGGGCTTGAAGTTCCCCGGGATGTCGAGCGTGAGGTACTCGTTCAGGCCCCTCTTCAGGCGCGCCATGTTCCCGCCGTTCGGGTCGCCGCCGTTCGGGAAGGAGAAGTGCAGGGCGGCGCGCGGGTCGGTGATCGGCGGGGCGCCGGGGCGGACGACCGGCCGGGCCTTCCCGATCTCCGTGTCATGCGTGCTCTTGATGATGTCGTAGGCCGTCAGCCCGACCCTGAAGCCCTCGTCGAGGTAGTCGAGGAGGTAGTTCACCTTCGCCTGGGCGGTGGCCCCCGGGAGGTGGGCGATGGGGTTGTCGCCCGGCTGGGCGTCCTGGAGCGACATCAGCATCAGCGGATTCCCGAAGTAGCGGGCGTATGCCGTTCGATAGAACAGCTTCTCGAGGCCGACGTTCGCGACGGGCTTGAGCCAGGAGGGCGGGGCGGACGGAGTCGAGGGCGGCTTCTGAGTTGGGCGAGTGATCGGCATCTTTCTTCTCCTTACCACCGTGCCTGCACGGCGGTCTTTAGGTCATTCGACGATGATTCTCACGCGAGCACCGTGTCGTAGGTAACGCCGGCTGAGCCGGCCCCGCCGCCGCCACCGCCACCGGCGCCCGCAGTTGCCTGAAGACTGGGGGTGATGTTGGATCCAGCCGCTTTCCTCCAGACGACTGCGCCGCCGCCGCCGCCGCCGCCGGCTTTCGTGTTGCTACCGACCGCCGCCCCGCCGCCGCCACCGAGGCAGCCATAGAGCGCCATCATCACAACGGCCCAGCTCGTCGGGGCATGATTGAAGGCGGTCGCCGCGATTGCCCCGCCGCCGCCGCCGGCCCCGATCCCGGATCCGCCGGACGCTTGGTCGGTCCCCGTGCCGCCAGAGCCGCCTCCGCGTCCTCCGACGACCGTCTGGGCGCCGCCGACGCCCATGTACAGCCCGAAGTCCGGCGGGGCGACCACGCCCGAAGTGCCGACGGCCCCATCCCAGAACTCCGGGTTCGTCGAGGTGTTGCTCGGACGGTTATTCGAGAATGCGCCCTGCCCGGCCTGCTGAGCCCCAGTCTGCGTCGTCCCCGTAGAGGCTCCGGCTCCTCCGTTCGCCTTGATCGTGAGCGCCCCCGATCCCGCGTCCGTGACCTTGTTGCAGACGATCGTCAGGATTCCGCCGCCCGATCCCCCCGTCGCCGTCCCGCCGCTGGTAGCCGCCCGGCCGCCGCGAGCTTGGCCGGTCGGCTGCGTGCCCTGGCCCGAGTAACCCGAGGCGTCGATCACCGCCGCCGCACCTACGCTGATCTCGTCGCAGAAGAGGAAGAAGGGGCTCTTCGTGATCGTCAGCGTCTGGTTCGCGTTGATCGTCAGCTTCCGGAGGCGTCGCACGCCGTCGGGGTAGGTCGCCTCGTCCCAGGTCGTAGCCCCCGAGATCGTGACGTCCGTCGTAGAGGCGTTGTTGTAGGGGTAGGAAAGCCCGGCCCAGCCGAAGATGTTGTCAGGGCCCACGGTGCTTCCACTCAAGCTCATCGGCGTCCACGCGCCTCCGTCGATCGAGTAGACGA